GGCCAGCGCACCCTTGATCTCGGTGAGCTCGGCACCGATTCGGAACTGGAGGTCAGCCGCCACGCTTCAGCCCTTTCACGTAGCCCTTCCAGGCCTTCCCGTCTGCCTGCGCCATCCTGGCCGCGATCGCATTGCCCAAGCGGCGATCACGCTGCTGCCGCTCGACCGCCTTCAGGAAATCGCCGACCTGCGCGACGGTGAGCTCGCGGACCTCCGTGAACGACCAGCCGGCCCCGATCAGGGCTTGGATGCTGTCTGCCCAGCCCCAGGATTCATCGCCGCGGCCGTCTTCAGGGCTGCGGTCAGCCGGCCGCGCAAAAAATCCTTGTTCGCGGCGACGACCGCCAGCAGCAGTTCGCCGATCTGCTCGATCGTCGAGTCGTGCAGCGCTGCAGCCGGTGCGCCGGTGGCGGCGGCCAGCGCCTCGACCGCCTGCTCTGTGTGCGACTCCAGCAGCGCCAGCACGGCGCCCACCGTCAGGCCGCCCGCGATCAGCGTCTCGATCTGCGCCGACAGCGGCCGCACGGCGCGCGCGAAGGCCGGGATCTGGCCGACCTTCAGCGGCTTGACGACCACGCGCTGCGCGGTGCCGTTGCCGGCGTCGCCGATGTCGACGGCGCCCAGCGGCAGCGGCTCGATCGCGCTGAACTCGTCGCGCGTCACGGCGTTCACGCCTGGATCTCGACCTTGAAGTATTGGCTGATGCCGGCGCCGACGATGCTGGTGTCCTTCAGCAGCTTGCCGGTGACCTCCATCGCCGCATACTCCTCGCCGATCAGCGCCAGCTGCGCCAGGGCGCCGACCTTGACGCGCCAGGCGCGCACGCGGGTGCGCTTGCCGCTGCGGGCTTCGTTCAGGCCATCGAACAGCAGTTCGTATTCCTTGCCGCTGTTCACCAGGGCCTGCACGACGTCTTGATCGGCCTTGGTGTAGGTGATCGTGATGTCGTCGCCGTTCGCCAGCGCGTTCGTGCCGCCGGACAGGCACACGATGCCGCTCGGTTCGATCGTGTAGTCGCTGTTCAGCACCAGCGTCGTCGCGCCTTCCTTCACCGCGGTGATTGCGCTGGGCAGGAAGTTCGTCGGGATCAGCGCGCCGATGACGATGTCGGCGTGCGCCTCGTCGGTGACCGTGGCCGTCGCCTCGGTCGACGCCGCGCCGTACAGCGCGCGCGCCAGGTTCTGCGCGCTCAGATCGTGGATCGTCGCCGACATCTCGACCGCGCTGATCCGGCGCACCTCGTTGTAGGTGCCGCCGCCGGGCTGCGTGAAGTCCTTGAGCTCCTTCGTGTCCTCGGTGACACTGAACTGGAGCTGCGATGCGTTGCCGACCTGGGTCAGGCCGCCGCTGCCGCCGATCTCGCGAAGCCAGATCTTGCCGCTGCCCAAGTACGAGTAGTCCATGTTCGGTATCTCCGTCAGATGGTGCAGGCAGCGTGAACTTGCCGCTTGCGTTCAACATATGCCTTGTGGGCGGCCTGTGGGTCAGCGAAGGCGCCAATGTGTTTGAGCACGCCATCGACGCGGATGCTTGCGACGAACGGTCGCTTCGTGTTGGCAGGCTTGATGTGGACCCCCAGGAAGCCGGTCTGGTTGTCTGCTCTGGCCTTGCGCTTGTTCTCAGCGTTGCCCCGGTGTCGGATATCACGAAGATTCGCGATGCGGTTGTCCAGCTTGTCGCCGTTGATGTGGTCGATCTCTCCGTCCGGCCACGCGCCGTGGACGTAGAACCAGGCGAGGCGATGCGCCAGATAGCCGCGGCCGTCCACGCGAACCAGCCGGTATCCCTGTCCTATGCGCCCGGCAACGTCACCGACCTTCAATCCGTTGCCGCGGCTGACCTTCCACACGAACACACCCGTCTCGCATTCGTAAGCGAGTAGGGACAGCAGCCTTTCGTGGGTGATCGTCATTTCAGGTCTGGCCCTTGAAGGTGGCCGCGTTCGTGAAGGCCAGGGGCAGGTGGCAGTAGCCGGCATCGTAGGTAGGCCCTGGGGCATCGCCTAGGTGCAAATACTTGCCGCCGCCCAGGTGGTAGCCCAGCAGCGCCTGCAGCACCTGCTGGGCGATCTCGCCCGCTTCGTCGCGCGCCGCGGCGCTGTTGCCGCGCCCCTTTGCGGACTTCGCGGCGACGACCACGAGCCATTCCTGCGTGATCTGCTGCACTGCACCGGAGGCGACCTTCGGGCCGACGCTGAACCCGTCGTAGATCACCCAGGCCGCGGGCGCCTTCTGGCGCAGCTCTTCCACTCGCTCGAGCTCCTGCTCGGTGGCCACGTGCACATCGGCCGGCAGCACTTCCTTGAGCCGGTCGATGATCTTCTGCTCGATGTCGTGGAACATGGTCTCAGGCCTCCGCCTTGTCGCTCGCGTGCTGCAGGTAGCTCTTGATCGACCGGATCACCAGCAGCGCCCAATCTGGCGGCAGCGCCACGGTCGCGGCGCCCCGGCGCAGGGGCATGAAAGGCCGCGCCGGCAGCACCACCTTCTTGGCGAAGATCAGCTTGCCGTTCGGGCCCGGGAACACGAGCCGCGGCTTGTTCTTCGGCACGATGGTGGCGCCGAACTGGTGCGGCGGCGCATAGGCGACGTTCGTGCCCACGGTCACGCCTTGGCTGTCGACGCGCGAGGTGATCGATCGGTTCAGGCGCCCGGTGTCGCGCAGGGGCTGGCCCTTGCGGAACTTCAGCGCCTGCCATGGGTTGCCCCACGGGTCGATGCCGAGCTTGAAGCACAGCCTGATGCGGTTGACCAGGACCCGGCCGACCGTGGCGTAGACCGGCTGCGGGTTGTCGATGGCCGACTGCAGCAGCTTGAGCTTGGCGACCGCCTTGCTGTCGTCGATGCGAAAGACGATCTTGCTCATGCGCGCGTCAGAAGCACTTCAGCGTGTCGGCGGTGAAGACTCGCTCGTCGGCGAAGCCCTCGCTCTCGAAACCGCCAGAGGATGGCGTGCCGTCGACGCCAGGCGGCAGCGCCAGCTTGCCGGCAGCCACGTCGCGCAGCTGCGAGATGGCGTCCTCGTAGCGCCGGCGCACCTCCTCCGGCGCCGCCTCGTCCCAGAGCCGGTACCGGGTGATGTCGAGCGTCCAGCCCTTGACGACGTCGGGCACGCTCAGCAGCGGCAGCGTGTAGCGCGCGCCGATGTAGCCCGACACGAGGCTGGCCGACGACTGCTCGGTCTTGGTGAAGTCGGCGCCCTGCGCCAGCAGGTCGGTCAGCTCGTCCTGGCCGAAGGCCTGCTCGAACTCGGGCTGGGTGATGTACATGGTGTCCGATCCCTCTTCAGGCTGCCGGGCGCGCGCGCACCGGCAGGATCGCGTCGATCAGCAGGCGCTGGCCGTCGACATCGCCGAAGCAGTCGAGTTCGTAGTCGACGCCGTCCTCGCCCGCCACGATGTCGTGGTAGACCCAGTTCCCGCTGACGATGGGTGCGCCGGACAGGATGTCGGCTGGCGAATCGTCCTCGCCCACCCGCACCGTCACCGTGACCGCTGGATTCGCCACCGGCGCCTTGAAGTTGAAGCCGACCCGTACGGTCTCGCCAGGGTCCTTGCTGCTGAATCTTGTGGTCATGCTGCCCGCCTTGTTGCAGTGCGGATCGCTGGCGCGATCGTGGCGTTGAAGTTCCGCTGCGCAAGCGCTGCGGTGAAGCCTGGCGTGGGGGTCAGATTCGGTCCGAAGGCGCCGCCGCGGATCATGATGACCTGGCAGGCGATCACGGCCCCGGGCGCGGTGGCGTCGGCCTGCCCCGTGGCCGCGCCGGCCAGGAACTGCGCCGCCGCCTCGATCACCGCACCCGACGCCGTCGCGTCGTTCGCGGCCGTGGCCGCACCGACGATGATCGACGCGCCGGCCACCAGCAGCACGCCGCCGGCCGTGGCGCCCTGCTCTGCCGTCGCCGTGCCGGCCTGCAGGCTGGCGGCCGCGGTCAGGGTGGCGCCGTCGGCGGTCGCGTTGCGCTGGCCGGCGGCCGCGCCCGGGATGATGGCCGCCGCCACGGTCAGCGTCACGCCCGCTGCGGTGCTGGCGCTGCCGCCCGACGCTTCGCCGGCGATCAGCGACGCGGCCGCCGTCATGGTGGCCCCGCCGGCGGTGGCGTTCACCTGGCCAGTCGCCGCGCCCGGGATCAGCGTCGCGGCCGCAGTCAGCGTCGCGCCGGCGGCCGTGCCGCCCGATTCCCCGGATGCGGCGCCAGCGATCAGCGCGGCAGCCGCGGTCAGCGTGACGCCGGCCGCCTCAGCGTTCACCTGGCCGGCAGCAGATCCTGCAATG